GTTACTCCTTAGATCTCTCTAAGGCAACAGACTCTATGCCTCTCCAGCTCCAAGTCCAAATGCTGCTTCGCCGGGGACCAACATCGATCAGTGATTATTATCACCTAGATCTGATTGAATTCCTAGCTACGGGAATGTGGAACTTTCCTGACGGTTCACTTGTCAACTTTCGTTGTGGTCAACCCTTAGGTTTAGGTTACTCATTTCCGTTGTTTGCAATGACTCATAATCACATATTGCTTGAGCTCTGTGCTGACTTGAACATGAATACTCTTCCTTTTGTTATACTCGGTGATGACATTGTCATCTCTGATCAAACACTAGCGGAGCGTTACATGCAGTTTATCCAGGGCCTTGGTATGGATTTCTCCCTAGCCAAGTGTGTGGTATCTGATTCAGTAGCGGAGTTTGCTGGGTTTATGATATATCCTTCGGGATGGTATCGTAAACTCAAGTTTATTCCAAACTACTGGGCAGATCCCTTGAATTTCCTGAAGATGAGTTCCCCTTCTTTTGTGAAGTGGTTCCCTGCGAAATATAGGAAGCAATTGCTTTTCTGTCTTTCAGTCTTCACTGATTCAAACCCACTGGGTATATCAGTACAGCATAAAACAAGACTTCAATGGCAATATCTCGAATCCAGCCTTAATCAGCGGGATTACAAGATGTCCTACACGGGTAACCCTAGTGGATTTTTCCACTGGGGGCCAACCGGAAAGGGTTTGCAATTTGGTCTTGGTGAGCGGGATATTCCTTATGAAAAGAATATGTCTCGGCCTATTCCGCAAGGAGTAGGGTTTAACCTAAATGAACTGATTGAAAGATCAGGATCATTCTGGTTGCCAAGACATGTCGCATCTCATCAATTGTTAAAATACTTGAATACCATTGGTTTTCATAGTGTTGAACAAAGGATGACCACGAGAAACACAATGCGTGGAAAGGTATCATATAAGCTTGTAAACAAGATATATTCATTCCTCAGACCGCACTGGGAGGAACTTCTA